CCTGATCGGCACGGGTGGCGCCATCGCCCAGTTCGGCGAGGGCATCCAGCAACCGCTGGCCTTCGAGACGGATGGGTTGGTCTGAGCTCACACTGCTCCCTGCTCTCAGTTCAGATTAGGTATTGCCTCAGTCGCAGGGGTCAGCTGATACGTGGGCGGTGCTGGTGGGGCCTGGTGGGCAGCCGATTGACGCTCAGCCGCGTAGCTAGCCAGTCGCGCCTCAAGCGCTTCGCGCAGCGTCAGTGTCATGGCCGCAGCATCAGCTGATCTCGACTCAGCTTAGCCCAGCTGCCGGTCCTGACTAAGATCAGAGAGCCGTCGTGACACTGGGCGCGGCGGTCTGATCCCCATGGATCAGGATGACATCCACATCCACCAGTACCCGCAGCGACTGCCCCGGCCAGGAAGGGAAGACCCTGGTCGGGGCTTCACTGTCAGTGGTCGCCGTAGCGCCAGCGGTGCTCCACCTGCTGTTCGTGCTGCTCGAGGTGGCGAGCACGTAGCCATGCCTGGCGGAGCTGTTCAGCCTTGGTATGCACCAGGTGGTGACTGCTCACCGTGCCGCTCTGATCGCCGAAGGTGAGGTGGTAGGCACCATCAGGGAGCAGCTGCAGCACCAGCGCCGGCTCGAGGTGATCAGCCATGGCGATCGCTGTGGATCTGCCTAGTCTCTGGAGGCATACACCCATGAGGGTGCTGCGGTGGGCGTCGCGGGGGGCGGCGTCCTCATACAAGCCCGGCACCGCGTGAGGACCGGGCACCTCCCCCTCTTCAATCGCCAGTCAATCTGGTCTAAGATCAGATCGCGCTTGTTCAGGCAGGCGCTTCGGGTGGAGACCCGTAGAGCGTCAGGGTGACCGCCCTGCCGGCCAGCGTGGTGCAACACATGGCAAAGCCCCGGAGGTTGCATCCCTCCGGGGCTTTCTCGTGGGAACTCCTAACGAACTCCTAGCTTCAGGCTGATTGGGAGGTGGCCTCCAGCTCGGCGGCGATAGCGTACAGCTCCCAGTGAGTCGCGCCTTCAGCGCATTGATCCGCAGCTGCCCGCAGTGCGGCGGCGATAGCGCGGAATTGAGGCCCAGGTACGCCATCCTCAATCCAGTCGAACTTGCTATTGAAGGCTTCAAACACAGCGCGGGCGGCAGGGCTCAGGATTTGCACGCCAGACACATCAGCGCTGGCTTGCCGCAGATCGTCCATTGGGTCAGTCATCACCCTGCCCCTCCAGCTCCTGCATCGGCTGCATGGCGGCGCGTGCTCGAATCACAATGTCTTCGATGCAGTCTTCAGCATTGCGATAGTTACCGCTGCGGTCGATCACGTAGTCATTGACAAACGTGTCTTCCCACCATGCCGCAACTATGGCTCGCAGTTCTTGTGGGTCAATCATGGGATTCGTTGAGGTTGTAGATGATCTCAGAACACATAGGCGCCCGTTCAGGGTTAAGGGTGCTGACCCACGAGAGCATCACGCCCTCGGGGACTGGTGCGGTGTACCTGGCGCAGTGCTGCCGTTGGTCGCAGTCGCGCCCTAGGCAACGGGTGATGTCGTTGAGCATCAGAACGGCAGCTCCTCATCACTACCAGCAGCCGGTGCCTGGGCCGCGGCATCCTTTGGCTTGCGCTCCAGCAGCTGCACCACGCTGGCGACCACCACAATCCGGCTGCGGTTTTCGCCGGTTTTCGTCTGCCAGCGTTCCTGCTCCAGCCGGCCATTAATGGCACAAAGCGAACCCTTGCGGAGGTAGTCAGCGCAGACCTGTGCGGTCTTGCCCCAGACCTTCACGTCAATCCAATGGGTCACAGGTTCAGCGTCATCCTTCGACCAGCCATCAACGGCCAGGCTGAAGGCTGCGACCTGCGTGCCGGATTGGAGGTAACGGATTTCAGGATCGCGGCCCGCACGGCCCACCAGGGCCACGGTGTTCAGGTTGCTCATGCTTCAGACCCTTGATTGGTAACGGCTTCCTTGATCAGGCGTTTCACCAGATCAGTGATGCTCTCGTCCTTCTGCAGCAGCTTGCGCATCTTCTCGATATCAGAGATCGGGACGAACATGGTCAGCTTGCGGGACTCCTGCACGTACATCACGCCACCTCCTGCACTTGAGGCTGAGCGCAGAAGAGGGTGGCCTGACTGCCCTCCGCCTGCTCAAGGAACTTGGCCGCCTGCCGCGCGTACTCCGGCTTCAGCTCCACGCCGAGATACCGCCGGCCCATCTTCACGGCTTGGTAGCCAGTGGAGCCAATGCCGTTGAACGGATCCAGCACCAGATCACCAGGATTGCTGTAGAGCGTGATGCACCGCTCAATCACATCCAGCTGTAGCGGGCAGATGTGCTTCTCATCCTGCTGCCCCTTGGCCTGCCGGCCATTGAGCACCTTCGTCTGATTCACCTCCATCCATACAGGGCTGGCCAGCTCCTGCCACATACTCACCGGCAGATCATCAGGCTGATGGGTGATCGGTTCTGGGTTGTCCTGATCCTTGCGGAAGAACAGCATGTAGTCAGGCATCCCGACCCTGCTGCGGCTACTGTCCTTCTTCAGCTGTTTGTACAGCAGGCCCAATGCCTTGGTGCGCTGCATCTCAATAACAGGATCCTTCCAGATCGTGCAGCGTGCGTGATACACCCATTCCGCATCCTGATGGGCGCGGATCAGATCACCACCAAAGTCATGCAGGCCAATGAAACCATCCTTGCTCTTGCGTGCAGGCAGATCTGAGCAATGAACGCAGGCCATACGACCGGGCTTCAGCACGCGATACAACGCCTGCGCAAAGTAGGCATAGTGCTCCATGAACTCGGCATGGCTATTGCAGTTGCCCATGTCGCGCTCAGAGTCTGAGTACACGAATAGGTCGGAAAATGGCGGCGAGAAGATCGCCAGATCAATGATGCCCTCAGGCAGGCCGTTCATGATCTCAATGCAGTCAGCCAGGTAGATCGCCCAGCTCTTGCCTTGATAATCAGGTTTCATGGGATGAGGAAGTCGGGGAGTTGAACGTCAGCGGTACGGGTGTATGCCTTCTTGCTTGCCTGCTGCTGATAGCCATTCATCGCTTCGGCCATCGCGCGCTTCATCCGTGCGTGATCATCCGCCTTGCGCTGCACGTTGTTCCAGATGCTGGTTTCGGTGTCGCTGATAATCACGTGGCAGGTGACGGGTTGCGTCTGCCCGAATCGCCATGCACGCCGCACCGCCTGGTAGTGCTGCTCGTAGCTATGGCTGACGCTGGCAAAGATCACCGTATGGGCGTGCTGCCAGTTCAGACCCAGACCAGCGAGCTTGGGCTTGGAGACGATCACCCGCTTATGGCCAAAGGTGAAGGCATCAAGAGCAGCGATCTTCACGTCAGGATCCATAGAGCCATGCACCTCGATGGCATCAGGGATGGAGGTGGCAAGGGCTGATGATTCGTCGTTGGTTTCGCACCACACAATCACAGGTCCATCAGCGGTATTGGCCAGCTCTGCAGCACGGGCGACGCGATCGGCCATCGTCAACCGCTTCTCGCGGTGGATGGTCGTTGCCGATCCATCCGGGATACGGAAGAGCATCCCGTCGGGAACCGCCTGGGTGATATCAGCGGCGACGGTATGCAGCTCATACTGCAGTGGGGGCAGGATGAAGCCGTCATCATCACCACCAAGATCAGATGGGAGGGTGGCGGTACGGGACCAGCTGCTGACCCATCGCCAGAAGTCAGCCTGCGCGTGGCCCTTCAATCGCCAGTTCTGACTGGCGGTGCTGGTGTCATTGATGAACCAGCGGCAGAGCATCTCCATGCTCCCGAGGTGGCCCAGGAACTCGGAGTGGTTGCCCAGCTCCATGTGATCGTTGGGCGCGGGTGTGGCGGTAGCGGCCAGGCGGTAGGGAGTCTGTGAGAAGGCATCGCACAGCATCCGTTTGGTGGGACCAGAGAAGCTCTTGAGGATGGAGCTTTCATCGAGCACCACACCACCAAAGACGGTGGGGTCGAGTTTGGGCAGGCGTTCGTAGTTGGCGATGTTGACGCCAGGTGTCACATCTGATTGCTCGCGGATGATGGTGGCGTCAATGCCAATGGCGTGGCATTCACGCTGCATCTGCCGGGCAACGGCGAGCGGGGTGAGGATGAGTGATGGCTTGCCGCTGGCGTCCATGAACTCAGCGGCGGCGGCGGCTTCAACGCGTGACTTACCGAGGCCGGTATCGAGGAAGGCGGCGGCGCGACCTTTCTGGCAGGCGAAGTCGAGGGTTGCCTGTTGGTGATGGAAGAGATTCCAGCGGTGTCGTGGGGAGAAGCCGTGGTTATCAGCGGCGATGCCTTTGGAGGCGATGAAGGCGCGGTAGCGCTCAAGGGTTGGGGTCATCTGTCACACCTCGACGGTGACAGTGGATGGATCTACCTCACGGCGGCTGATCGGTGCCGGTGGGGTGTAGGGCTCAGTAATGAGCTTGAAGATGGACTGGCAGACGACCACCGCATTGCGCAACTTGTCGATGTCATCGCTCACCGAGAAGATGCCACGATCAAGGGAACGCATCTGTTGCAGGTAAGCCTCTGTGCCTTCACGCGCCAAGGTGTTCTTGATGAAGGCTTCCAGGGATTCAGCTGACTGCTGCAGATCGTTCAGCTTGTGGCGATAGTCCTGCACATCTTGCTCCAGCTGAAACTGGCGATTCTCAGCATCAATCTCCTCTTGGGTCTTCTGGCGTGGTTTGCTCTTGACCTTGCTCTTGCCGTTTTGGGTCGTGCCAGACGGAAGCGGCTGGGGCTCGGGCTTGGCTGGCTGTTGGCCAATGGTCAGCGCATCCTGCTTCTCACGCTCTTCACGCGCCTTGAGCTGAAGCAGACCTTGCTTGCGCCGGAGGTAGTCGAGGGATTGCGTTTGACTTGGAGGGCACGGCTCACCTTGCCGGTAGCGCTTTTCAGGCGGGATGGATTCCCATGCTTCCTGCCAGGCAGCGATCACCTCTGATTGGTCTGCTGCATAGGGGGGCTCCATGCTGAATGACTCAACCGGGGCACCAGGAACTTCAACCTTTGGCTCGATCCAGTCATCCACTCGGCGCATCATCGACTGATACGGACGCAATTGACTGACACTGCTTGGTAGCGGCAATGGCAGCAAGCCACGTTCAACACGCTCCTGATTGGCCTTCGCTAGGCAGGGCTGAAGAACCGCCCACTGCATCCAAGCGTTTGCCGTCTTAGGGCAAATTGAAACCTCAGGATCTCGGTCATCTTGAAAGCGCTTCTTTAGATACTGCACCCATCCACGCGCCTTGTCTTCTGGGCTCCAGATAGATGAATGAATAAACTCCTTGTCGTCACTGTATTTCAGAGCGTTTAGCTCTGTACCTACCCGTAGCCATGCCCACTGAGGCATTTCCAGGCAGGTATCAATAATGTGCTCACGCATCGCACAGCGTTCTGCTGGGGATAGTGAGGGATCCACGGACTGCAAGCCCATAGCTTGATAGGCAAGCTGCTGAGTCTTGCTAGTTAGAACAAGGACGGCCATGATTAGGTTGCTGTATTGATGTGGCGATTGTCTCTCGTGGGCCAGGGGCGGCCTTCTGGCCCACGAGAGACAGTCAGACCTCAAGGCGGCACCAGCGCTCAAACTGGTGGAATCCCTCCGGGGTGAAGCCGTGCTGCAGTGCAAGGGAAATCCCCATCGAGGCAATGGCCTCGCAGTCTTCCTTGCTCCTTTCGGGAAACATTGCCGCCATATCTGCAGCGGCACGGCGAATGATCTCGCCGTAGGAGTCGATGTCTGTCATGATGGGGTTGCTGTGTTGATGCCGCCGCCGAAAGTGACCCTTTTCGGCGGCGGCGTTTTCCTAGCTAGCAGCTGCCGTCGGCGCCAAGCGCTCACGCAGTTCGTGAAGCATCACCAGCGCATCGAATGCGCTATTGCTGTTCACGGCGTCATCCAGTCGATGCGTTCCGGCTATTGCTGTGGCAAGGCCGGCTTCAAGCGCGAAAATCGCGGTTTGCAGCGCATCAAGCGGCGCCTCTTCACAACCATCAAGGCTGTCCATCAGACGGATGGTGCGCTCAGCCAGTTCGTAATGGCCTTGCAGCTCAGGGGTAAAAGGCTTGGCCATCAGACAGCCACCTCTTCCTTGGCAGGAGCCAACACACGAGCCAGCTCGGCCATGGTGTGATCGGTGTTCTTCGGATTGGCCAGCAGGATCTGACGATCCACTTCTTGGAGGATTCCGCGAATGTCGTTGCCTTGGGCCTCAAAAGCCTTGACGGCTTGCACGAACTCAGCGCGGGCCTTAGCGAACTTGTGAGCGAACTTCTCAGTGGCGTGCTCGGTGTCACGCTTATCGACCAGCCGGATCTCGCCGGTTTCCTTCACCAGGGTGAAGCGCAGGCCGACAAGGGCATAGAGGATGCCGTTGAGCTTGCCGACACTGGTGAGGACAGACCGCTCGGTCAATCCACCCTCACTAGCGGCAACGACTTCGCCCACGGTGCATTTGCGGCCGAGGTATTCCACCAGCTGCAGCACATAGCCAGCGGTGTTGTAGGCCTTGCCGCTGATCAGGTGATCGCGGTTGTTTTCCAGGATCAGATCCTGAAGCGCGGTCTTGGACTGGAGGCGCTCAGCGATCTGCTCACTGTCGAGCAGCAGAGGCTCTAGGGGAGTCTTGGCGTCTCCGTTAAAGAGGCGACGTGCGGGCATGTCAAA